ACGCGCAAGCTCAACTCGCATTTCTGACCCAGGGGTGTTTAGCTCCTCCGGCAAATCAAAGTCACTAACCACATCATTCCAGGTTTTGATGTAGTTGCCATCTGAGTCATAGACTTTATACAGATAGCTCTTCACCTACAAATACCTCTTCTTATAGCTAAACGTCAGTAAGATTGTGCGGGAGGTCGTAAAGTCGTCGGCATAGGTTATCTGGGTGGCTCCAACGTCCCATGTCGGGAATACGCCACTATATTCAACCTCGGTTCCGTTAACCTTAACGGTCTTATTCTGGCAGTCGACCTCAAGAATATCACCAGCCGTCCAGTTGCGGGTAATCTGGATATACTTAGAGCTAGCTGTATTGGTTAGCTTAATATACTTACCGGTGCCGCCAGAAACCGCGCTTACAACTACCCTAATAAGAGGCTCCACTTTGTAGCTGCCGCCAATTGCAGTAAAGGTTTCGGTATTGCTGGCACTGGTGTTTGAGTCATTGCTGATCGCCACTGTAGTGTTGGCATCGTATCCAAATGGATTTGAGCAAACAAACTTAATACTAAATGCTGCAAACCCGCCCTTATTATCGCTAAAAATAATATCCTCGACCGTTGCTGTATAGTCTCTAAGCGAGCCAATCTGCGGCAGACGCAGTGTCGCCTCCTCAGCCTGGAGGTTTTTAAGCAAGGTGTCGCGTGCCTGCTCATACTCATCGCGAGTCGCAGATGAAATGTGGCCTTCTAGCACAATCTCCTTGACACCATATTCCGAGTTGATAAGGCGCGCACCATCGCTGCGAGCCAATTTCTCGACATTCATGTTGCGAACCGGCCGACTGTGGTGGAGGATATTATCAAAGAATACGTCGGTCAGACCCGCTAGATTTACTGAGTTAAATAAAATTGATGGATACATAGTTAGCCCGCCATTCCTGTAGGTAAGGCTGCGCCGCGTGCTGCCACTTCTTGACCACGACTAAGCCGTTTAAAGAATATATCACGATCAGCCTCCGAGCCATTAACAATGTTGCCGTAGATATTGGTTTGCACCTGGGTGCCACCTGCTCCCCCAGCTAAATCAAGGCTAGTTGGAACCATTGCATTTACTGCATCCTGCACCTGGTTGGTCATTGCATCAATTCCTATTGCCATACCCATACCAAGGTTTTGGCCAATTCCCATAAACACGGTTGATGGCGATTTAATGCCCAATATTCTTTTTGCGGTGTTAACCGCTCCATTGGCAATTTCAGAAATACGACGGCCCACCTCGCCAGCCATAGAGTTAATGCCATTAACTAGCCCCTGGACTAGAGCCCGCCCTGCACCATACAAAGCGCCGCCAAAGCTATTGGCCGCATTAATAGCTGCTCGGCCCATATTTCCAACAGCGCCTACAACACTGTTCACAGCTCCAACTACGGCCGAGAAGACGGCAATTGATACCCGCAATACATTTATTAGCAAATAAATATTGCCTACCAATACCCCCCCAAGGAAAAGTGCCAGATATTGCAGCGCTGGGACAAGAACCGGCCCGAGCATGCCCCATAGCTGCTGAAGTGCTGGCATGAGCTGACTTTGAATCTGTGCCCACAAAGCCATCACTGATGGCCTTAAAAAGTCCCATGCCGTTCTTAGTAGGTCTAAGCCAATTTTAAGAGGATCAATGCCATTATCTTTTAGGGTTTTGAATAGCAACCCCAAAGCAGCGCCAGCGGCTAGGAATGGTAGTAATGGCGCTAGGGCGGCCCAAATCGCAGCGCCCATAGCTACAAATGCTGGTATCAAACCAACTATTATGGCCCCAACCACCATATAAATTGCAGTTTCGTTTTCGTGGAATAGCTTAGTAAAGTATGGCAACAGGCCACCGGCCTCGTTCATATCTTTAATAAACTGACCGAACACATCAAGTAACGGTCGCATGGCATTTATAATAACCTCTCCAACGGCCTCTTGCAGGTCGCCAAACTGGTTTTTAAGTATCTCAAGTTTGCCAGCAAAGGTTTCGCCGGCCGCTCTGGCGCTACCGCCAAACTCTTTTTGAAGCTCTTGCAATATGACACCCTGGGCACCAGCGACATCACCGGCTGCCTGCATAGCCTTAACCTGCTTTTCTTGCTCGGCTGAAAAAGTAACACCAATTCGGGTAAGCTTGCTCAACCCCTCAGATGGGTCATTAAGTGCCTTGCCAAGCTGTAAAGCAGCCTGCTTGCCATCCATACCTAACGCTTGAGCCATATCTAAGGCAGTTTCCGTAGCCTTCTGCATCACCGGGCCGTGAATGTTAGTAAAGGTAAGAAGCATAGCCTGAGTCGCCATGACGGCCTCATCGCTAAACTTAGTTACCGCCTGCAAAGCGGTGGCCTGATCGGTTAGGTCTTCTTTAAATAGCCCCGCTGCATGACCAGTCGATTGTAATACCGCATCTAGCTGCGCAGAGGCCGCCTCGGCCTCATTAAAGGCTTTTACACTGGATACACCGAAGGCGGCCGCACCAACCGCAACAGCGGTAACACCACCCAAAAGAGCAAACGAACCCGCCTCGGCTGCTTTAAAGCCATCTTTTAAGTTTGCGCCGAGGCTTTTAGCTTCATTCATGCTCGACTTGAAATCGCTAATATCGCCTTTGAGCCTTGCTACAATTGAGCCAACTTCAAACATATAGGTTAATCCTTATGCTCTAATACTACATTACTCCGGCCGCTTAAACCCTAATTTAGCCTTCAACATCGACATTCCTTGCCTATCGAGTGGAGCATCAAGGTAATCAGTGCCGCGAGGCCGCAAGCTATCCCATAATGTCTCAGGCTTTTCAGTATGTGGGTTATGCGAAATGGCAAGCTGCATAGCCCACTCATTGCGCTTGCGCTCAAGTATAAACTCCTGAAGTTCTAGCAACTCATCAGGATAGACATTGTAAAAAATATCCTCTTTACTCCACCCATACTCGGAGGCGAGTAGGTCTACTGAGCGATAGAGCCAGTCGCCGTTTTTGGCGCTGCTTGCCTCCGCGCCAGGAGTTTTTTTACCTTTTCAGCCACCTTGCTAATCTGGTTAACTTCAATGATGGCGGCCAACAGCTCAACTGCTTCATCTAGCCCTAGCTCATCAACCTCCTCTTCGGTTAATTTGCTAGCAAAGGCAATTATCTTTATTACCTCCGGCAATGCCACAGCAACAATGCTAGGTAGGTTGGATAAAATATCGTCATTTGACGTTGCGTCAAGTTCCGATAGGCTTTTCGGCAAGCCATCCAGGGTTTTTAATAAATCTGCATACTCACGAAGAGCAAGCTTACGGACGACAACCTCGCGGTCATCTCCTAGTTTTACGATGATTTCTTTCTTCATAGCTAATAGTTTTAGGCGGGGTCTAGCCCTCTTTGCCTGAAATACTAAGCGGTTGAATCGCCGATGAACCCTAGGTAGTTGTCAGCGCTCTTGCTCTCATCTAGAAGTGCATGGAATGTCACTTCAATGACTTTCTCACCATCAATGGTGTGAGATAGAACGACCTGTTCAGCTACATAGGCTTTATGCAGAACAACATCAAAAGCACGAGTTCCTTCTGCGAGCGGGTGAAGAACCAACTGCAACGCGAGTGAGCTTGCTTTGTTGCCTGAAACAGCACCAATTGTAATGCGAGCGTTTGCAGCGCCAGCAAACTCACCTTGAGGAATCCCAACCTTAAGGTTGGCAATTGTGCTCTCAGCCAGCGGGACTTTAGCTGTTAGCTTTTCGCCGATGAGAATTTTTTCAACAACGGTTTCGCCATATTTGTCTACAGTTACATCGTGATAAACAGGCTCATAAGTGACCTCTGCTCCGCCTTTGGTGTGACCCAAATCAACGCCGCCGAAGGTTACGCTACAAGCACCTACTTTTACCTTAGTAATGTCAGCCATAATTCGCCTCATCCTTGTTAATTAATTTTTCAACCCCACCTTCGACCGGTCGCGAGGTTGGCTCCTCTGAGCTTAAATCCATTTTACCATTATATTTATGCTTAAAGTGAAAAGTGGTCTTTTCGCCACAACGATGGCATTCATAGGAGATATAGCCCTGAAAGATATACTCCTTAATTATAAGGCGATGGCAGTTTGGGCACCGAAGCTCCCGATATAGCCTATTGTCTATCGAGTTCTGCATCGAAAGTTTATTGTAAACTCATCACGACCCTGCTCATCAACTCCAATGTGGATGGCTTCAGTAAAGGCTAGTATAAAGAAAAAGAATGTGCTGCCGTAAGTAACCCCACTTTTTTGATGGAGCGCCGTGCGAACATCCTCAACCTTGCTTTTGCCGGCTGTGTAGCTCGTAGCCCTGACATAGACCTGAAATGTTGGCTCGTGTGTTGGCAGGTAGGGGTCTGGCGTAGAACCGCCGGTATCTAGGACTGCAACCAGCGAGTCAGGCGAGTCAGGCGGTAGAGAATAAAATATATTTGTGCCAACAGTCCCCACCCCGACAGTTTGTAATTGAGTTGCAATATCTGAAATTAAGCTCATCGCATGGCCTCCCCGACCTTCTCCTTAAAGTATCGCATGAAAATTGGGTTATTGTGTTTTAACGGCTCCTCAAGGTATTTGCCTTTGCGCCCCTTTTGAAACCTAAACTCTGGGTGCTCATGAAGCCTAGCGGCATATTTAGTGTTATACCCAACTATCTGATCATTACCATCGGGCTGTGATACCCCTGTGCTCTCAAGCGTGCCCACATCGTGGGGCACTTCTCGACTGCTTAAACGCAGCAACTCGTCGCCCATTTCTTGCAAGGCTTCTTTCTTTTTGTCATCAATCTGGCCCAGCATTTTATCCATGCCGTGCTCAAAATCACTTGCGTCCCAACCGGTTATTGCCATAGCTGTGCCTCCACCCGCAAGTTACGCACTCGCCCAGTGCCATCAACGTGCTCACCCTTATTAATAACCTTATAGTTATCTGAGTCATACACGATCTTATCGTCTATCGAGATGGTGGTGTCGGTGGGGAAATGGAATATAATATCAATCCTGGTTGGCTCACCTTTAGGATTGACTCGCATTTTTGATACCTTACTAGCCCGACACTTAGTAGCTGTCCCCGATCCAAACGACTCGCGCCCCTCGGCGTTATGACCTGAGCGGCTGTATATGGTTGAGTTTTGGCGTAGTAGGCTTGAGTAACTCATTAGCAGACCCCATCTGTTGCATACCCTTTACGGTTAACAATGCCTCTAAGATAACCCATTGCTCTTGGAGATATTAAATCGCTAATTGAGCCAGTGCCGCCCGATCCCTTAGTGTAACTATAATCGCCTATTGATTCACTTTTTAGGTTGGCACCGTCTCCGGCAAAGTATTCAGTGCCTTTCTCAATCATAAACTGAACCTGGGCCGCAGTAGCCCTGCGCACCTCCTCTGGTATCTGCCTATAATATACCGGTGTTGCTGCGCTGCTATCATAAAATTCATCTTTCTGCCTGGGGAACTTACCTATTTGACGAATCCGGTATATACTCGTGCTATCAAGGACAGCGCCAATTGAACTAAAAGTAATTACGCCGGCATAGGTTTGGCCAGTTATGGTCGCGATCTTTCCTATGCCTGTGCCCCCAACAATAGCTACCTGCAAGCCCTTTAAGTAGTCTTGCTGCATATTGTTTTGATGCCTAGACTCAAGAGTTAAAGATGTGTCTGACCCAGCGGTAGCGTGGCCCTCTATTACATAATCAACTGCTTTACGCTGAAAACCAACATACGCATCAATCAGTTCCTCGGCCTGCGAAATCTGATCATAAGCTTCAGTGTCATTGCTCACCGTAATGTCAGCAAATTCTTGCAACTCCGCAATATCTAAATATCCACGCTTAGAGGCCATTACGATTGCCACTCCGTATTATTTTTACTAAACCAACCCGATATATTACCATCGTCCCAGCTAATGCTTTGGTCGTTCCAGCGGACAACAAGCGAGTTCCAGGTTGCGCCTGTTACTTCTGAGAACCAGCTGGTAAGGTTTGCCAAAAACCACGTTACAGCGCTGCTGGACTCCCAAGATGTATTATTTTTACTGAACCAGCTCATAGCGGTTAACCTTGCTTTATAAGCTTAAGTATACATTATTGGTTTTTTGATTTACTAATCTCCGCAGGCTTTTTGTCAGTATTGGCTTGTGCCAACTCAGATAGCCTTTGATTAATAGCCTGCAAGTTACGATCGGCCACTTCTCGTGCTGCAATCTGGTCATAAGCCAGTGCCTTTAATTCTTTTACGTCGGTGATTTTGCTTAAATCCATTACTTTACCTCCTCTGGTGTTACATCTAACTGCTCAATGGCTTCTTTGGTTTTAGCCTCGGTCGCCTGAACTGATAGATGTGATTTAATGTGGTTCTCTACGATCTCTAAATCTGTCCCCTCAAGCGGTTCTGGTTGCTCGCTTTGCAGCTTAGCCACTATAAGCTCAAGTTGACGGTCAGTTAGTTTAATCTCTACTGTTTTCATGGATCCTCCTTACGCTAATATCCTACTGCATCAGACGACAAGCAGACCCATTTCCCGGCTGTGCTGTCATATCGTAATCGGACATAGTGAGTCTTACTTATTGATGTAGCCGCAAGCAAGGTCGCTATGCCAGAACTAATAAAGTTTGCTCCCCATGTTATAGCCCTTGAAGTGCCGTTATCTTTCATTCTGATTACAATTTCATCTCCGTTTGCTGGCACGGTATATGTAGGGTTGGCAATAGTCATATCTGTAGACATAGCCGTCATATTAATTTCATCGTAATTGTCGAAGTTAAAGGTCTGTGGGCTAGTTGTTCCAGAAATCGCATATACTCTCTTAGTGATACGCTTGTTCGTTAAGGTCTGTGTAGCATCAATGCTAGCAACCGAATTAGCCGCTGTTCCTGCTGCTGCCACAATTAGGTTATCGTCGGTTTTTAGCGTATCGGCAGCCGAACGATACAGATTAGTATCGGCACCGAACAATATACCACCCGCTGCGGTCGTTGCGGCGTCAAAGGTTAACTTAGAGCTGATTGTAGCACTTGAGCCTATGCGAACATTGCCGTCATTCTCAATACGCATACGCTCTGATGACCCTACTGCCGTAGAAGTTCCGTTAGCAGCTGTATAGAACGCTAGGGCCCCACCGTGAGTTCCACCTGATACGTCCTGAGTCGCAAACCCTGAGAATCTAGCTGAGTCCTGGTTGAGGAATGCTGAGCCATCATGGCCTCTAAACCCAAAAGAGCCAAGAAATGAGTTATTAGTTGTAAACGTTGGGGACGCGAATGAGCCTCTTGCCCTGCGGAAAAAGTTATAAGCTGAAGCGGTATCTGAATATACGTCTACAGTTAAGCCATTAAAACTACTGGCACGAACCCCAACACCAACCGATGTCGAACCAGTGCCTACAGTTAAGTTGCTGTCGACTACAAGGGCGTCGTTTGTCTGTAATTGGTTTGCAGCACTTCGATATAAGTTGGTGTCAGTTCCCCAAGCTATGCCTCCGGTTGCCAGCGTGGTGCTAGCCGGCAGCTGCAAGTAGCCGTTAGAAGCTGTTGGTGTAACGCCAATACCAAGTTGGCCTGAGCTATCTAGCCTCATTCGCTCCGTTACACTGGCAGCTCCATCAGCAGTAGTTGAGAACACTAAGCGCCCGGGCATATCATTGTTGCCCGGGGTCCCATCTACAGCTGCGGTAATGCTGGCGCCAAATGAGTTGGTGTCTGACCCATCGGCCCCCATGAAAGCAATGGTCCCCAATAAGTCACCGCTATTAGTTACTGTGACCCCTCCATTGCTAGCTGATCTTGATTTGCCAAAATATATCGCAGGCGGGTTGGCATCGGCTGAGTTTCTAGTAATTGATACAGCCGAGCCTGCGGCATCGGTTCCTTCAACCTGAAATTGTGGAATGATAGTATTTGTAGTCCTAACCGTAGTGTTGCCATTGCTAACAAGAGTTGCGCCGCTTGGATTTATAGTAACAAGCGCACTACCTGAGTATTGAAACCTAAAGGCGGTGGTAGCGGCGGATGTTACATTAAGCCGTAAACCCGAAGCGTTATTTGTAGATGTAGCCTCAAGTATTGGAGCAGCGGCAGTAAATCTCAGTGTCCCAGTATTTACTCTAGCGAATGTTATATCCCCACCAAACGATAGGCCGCCGGCAGTTGTGGAGTTGTCGGGGAATAGTATCTGGGTTGTTGCCCCTGACATATTCAGGCCACCGGTCATGGTGTCGCCATTATCATTTACTTTGCCGTCTAGCTGCGTTTGGATTGAGCTAGTTACACCATCAACATAATTCAACTCAGTTGCCGTAGCGGTAATTGCAGAAATATCGGTAAGGCTTAAACTTGCCCAGGCACTAACTCCGGTGCCGGTGGCTTTTAAAAACTGGCCGCTAGCCGGCGTGCTTGCTCCAGTCCCAACCTTAGTCTGAACTGCGACAATTTCGTTCTCAAGCTTACCGTGAACCTCGGTGTGAGTAGGATTACTAGCGCCTAAATATGAATTAGCAAGAGCACCTATATCGGTGCTACTATGAACTGATGTTGGGTAATCCGCTGCTGGATTCGACATAATGAATAATCCTTATGCCTATATTATAGCCAAGCGAGTCAATAAGTGTTTAATTCTACTTGGCGTCAGCTAGTGAAAAAATAACCTGAATTGCAAGGCTGCTTACCGATGCAACCGAACCCTGCTTAATGAGTATGCCCTCGCCTTCACGCAGCACTAGCGGTGCCACATCCGGAAGGTCATGCAACAGGTTATCCTCTTGCACGCTTTGCGAAGACGATACTGTTTCCTCAACAGCCACATACTTTTTAGTAACCCAGCTTGAAATCGCAGCGCCACCACTTGGGGCAGTGCGAGCGGTGATTTGAGCTGGTAGAGCTGGCTGAGTCTGATCAAATGGGTTGATGTTTGGGACATTGGGCTGAACTGCTTTATAGCTAGCGGTAGTTCCGCCAGTTCCAACGGTGCTGGTTCGATAAACATCCATCCGAGCTGATACCGCCCCGGTAACCGCCACATCGGTTTTAGGCAGCACATAAATAGCATGGATGATAACAATTTCACGCGAATTAACCGCATTAAAAAGGTCTAGAAATGATTTATTAGACCCAACAGCAATCTCATCACTATCAAGAATGTAGCTATCGTAGCCCTCTCTATACTTGGTTAAATTTGCCATAGTTGTTATCCCTTATGCCTTAAATATACAATAAATTGATTAGTCGAGTATTATTTCTTTATCTACAAACTCCTCGATCCGCATAAGCACTCGGTCATTAAACTCTTGATCTTCTATTAGTGTCTTTGAGTCCTCAAGCACTCGAAGCTTAAAGGTTTCAAAGTCCCACTTATCAAGGAAAGCTGCATTAAACCCATAAGCCCGCTTCCAGACATTGGTTTTGCGCTTAATCTCGACCGCGACAATACACTTTCCAGACTCTACTTTTATGTCAAGTATCTTCATCCGGGTTTTTGCTCGTCTGCCCATAGCTCACCTTAGCCTTTCTAGGAACATCTTAATTTTCTCAAAGTCGGCATCAAAGTCGACATTTTTCTTAAAGTTATCAAAGACGTTTTGGCTCATCTTCACATACTCGCCTGGCTTGGAGTAATGCAATATTTCGTCCACAATCTGATCAGCAGACTTGTTATCAATGTCGATACAGGTCTGGCCATCAATCATTAGCTTTTCGCCAAGCTTGCCACTGTAATAACTCTTTTTGACGATGATCGGCCGGCCAATAGCCGCTGAATTAAACAGAACGTGGCCATAGCCATCACCACCAGCCTTAACGTGCCAGATAAACTTTGCAAAGCGCATTGCTTGGGCAAGTTGGACTGATCCATTTTTACTGCCGTCACGACACTGGCCACCAAAACTCTGCCAGCTCCAGTCCGGCATCATCCGCTCTAGCTTCTCAAATAGTGGCCAGTCTGGGAAATCTTGAGCAACATTGATAAATGAATATACTCGCTTAGCGTTAAGATGTGGCTTAGCCGGCCTAAAGATGTTTAAATCAAACTCTTGGTGATACTCAACGTAGTTAATGTGGCTTGGCACGCCCTCAATGCGCGCTGAAGCCATAACGTTTGGTGCGTCAAAAGCCTCCGTTGTCCACTGGTTGCCAATTTGGAATATAAGCTTGGCATTTGGCATGTGCTCGCGGATAAGACGCTTAAATGGCTCTATGTGCTGGGGAACACTGGCAATCACAATATCAATATCCATTTCGCAAAATGTCTTAAAGTCGATGGCCTTATTGAGCCGGTCACTTTCAATATCACGGCATAGATATAACTTCTCATCAGCCGGTGGAAAGTTAATCACCTCCTCTATAAGATTAACCGGTGGGGTGCCATCAATCGGCCGGTATCCTTGATCAAGGCTTAGATATTGAGCCTGCGTTGCCGGGTGTGGGTAGATATTCCAAAACCCTCGCTCAGCCCATTCCATTCCAATCGGCCGGTATACTTGCCCACCAAGCCTGCCCTCAAATAGCATGATCAGGCTATTGAGCAAGCTAGCATGGTGAAAGTCAGTAAATACTTTCATTCCTTAACCTCCTGTTCTTGGGATTCTGCATATTTCTTAAGTTCCCGCTTAGCCACCGCCTCAAATGCTGGATGTAAGCCACCCTGGGCTAGGCACAGGCCAAGGTATGGGTAAAACTCCTCTGGGTGGTAGGTGACGTCCTCACCGCGCTCAGCAAGCGCCATATTGTGACTCAGGCCATTCATGTGATAAAACAGCTCGTTAGGGTAAGGTATTTGCTTAATCTTAGCCCCAGC